CATGAATCCTTCACCGAAGCGTTTGGTCTTTCAGGATACACAAAACCAGTCGGGGTCATAAAACTTGACGATCCCAGACCAGACCTTAGCAAATATAAGGAGGTCGAAGTGAGTGTCGATAACGACAACATGGAGGAGTTTATACTCCAAGCAAACAAAGAAATCTCCAAGCGGACTGGTATTTGTACGTACATCATCGAGACGACAACTATTCGTCACTATAAAGGCGAAGACAAAGACATCTACGAGTGTATGTTCATGGCTGTAAAGAAGGGTGGTTTCTCATTCGGTTTCTCTGTCGTTGCTTCCTACGAGGTTGAGAAGAGTGGGAAGGTTACCCTCACATCTCTTCGCTCCCAACCTCTCGGTGTGCAAGTTCCAAGTGACGTGAAGGCTTTCTCAGAGGGTTCCTCGGGTAAAGAATTCCTCGAGTATAATTTGGTTAAGGAAGTGGCGTCCCCAACCAAGGCTGAGTTGGATTCGGTAAAAAATAAATTGCAGTAATTGTAATGATCAGCATCGATGATGTCAATAAGATTGACGATAAAAGAAAGCAAATGCGTAAAGAAATTTATGTAAGAATTTATGAACAGTTTTCTTCTAAGATTAAACAATCTGTAGAACTTGGTCACAAACAGATATTTATGACAATTCCAGGATTTCTGTTAGGATATCCAATGTTTGATAGGAGTGCTGCTGCACGATACGTCGCGAGGCAGTTCGTTCTCGGTGGATTCACTGTTCAACTTTTGAGTGAGTATGATATATATGTTTCTTGGGTTGTTCCAAAAAAGAAGAAGGAGAAGAAGGAGCATCGACAGGATGATGAAGACACCAGTTTCCCAAATCTCATGAACCTCAAGAAAATTGCAAATAAGTACAGGGGGGGTGCGTAGTAAAATCTCAATTTAAAAACCACTTTAATCATAAATGGATAACCTCAATATTCTGGTAGAAGCCAAGCGTGAATATTTAGGACAGATGTGTCTCATCATGTGCCCAGCTATGATTGAAGTCTTTCAAGATATGCATAACGAAGCTATGTCCCTATCGAAGGGTCGCAAGGTTCTCATCATGTTCCAGAAGCTTCTCAAAGAAGTTCCAAATTGGTCGAATGCCATGTCCAAGAATCATTCAGATAATATCACAAATAGATGTTCATGGTTCAACGACCTTCTCGCCGCGGTATTTGTTGCCTGTACGAAGATCCTCTCTGCCGTTCGTCTCAAGGCGGATAATAAGAAGATTTCCCTCAAACTTCCAACGGAGGAAGTTTTCATCCAGACGTGCTACAACAATGTCGCAAAGGATCTCTATAAAGACCCTTACGTTTTCAGTGAAGAGCAAAGTGAATATGTGAGAGATGAGAAGCTCACAGTACGCTTTACTCTCTGTATCGAGAGTACCGTTAAGGAACTCATTCCTATTCAACAGATTCTCCAGACCTATATGTCGCAGGAGACTCGGGATATCTCACTCGACGGTGAAATCCACGATAGTGCGGACCCCGATGTATTCGACGGTGAAGCTGAAATGGAGCCGGAGCCGGAGCCGGAGCCTGAGCCTGAAATGGAAATGGAAATGGAAATGGAACCCGAGCCCACCGGCCTTGAAAATGAATTCAAAACTGTCCCAGGTGTTCAGGCCCCTGAACCAGACCATGAGCCGGAAATGGAGCAGCCTCAGCCTCAGCCTCAGGCCCAGGCAGGGGACGATGATGTATTCTTCGGAGACGCACCAGAGCAACGTACAAAAAATCCCCGGTATAATTAAATGGAACTCTCCGACTATCTTCGTGACCCCATGAGTGCCGCTCTTATCGCTGGAGGTATCACCGCGGCCTACATTCACTTGAAGGCGCAGCTCAATAATGAAGGTAAATTGGAACTCAACAAATACACCAAACCCGCTGTACTTAATGCGGTATTGGTATTCTTTATCGTCTCGGGTGGTATTGGACAGAAGGAGTCTATTTCTAACGAACCTTTCTAAACTTAAAGATTACACTGATATACTAAGAAAATGGCATCCGTTACTGCGTTCAACGATATGATGGGTCAATTTCTTGTGGAATTGCACAAGACTTTTCCAGAGGAAAAAGGCATTAAGAAGATGATGACTTCATTTGATTTATTGAAGTCTACAAACCCACGTCTCGTCGTGGACGCGTTCATGAAAGGTGTCACCCCTTACGCGGATAAGATTTCCGCGAAGGATGAATCGTTCCTTCTCAATGAAATTGAAACCATCGACTTTCTCAAGGATCTCAATATCAAAACCTATTGGGAAAAAATGACAACCAATACGCGAGGTGCAACTTGGCAATATCTACAGACTCTGTACATGCTTGGTACCACGATTACTTCGATCCCCGATGATACCCTCAAGATGATTGAAGGTATCGCGAAAGAATGTGCCGATAAGATGCAGGATGGAGACGGTGGCGAACTCAACCAGGATGCTCTCATGAAGATGATGGGAAATATGCTTGGTGGTCTACCTAAAAAATAAACCTCAACCTATACTAAATGAAAGTTTGGTTTGATGATCCTGAACAACTCATCAGGGCTGACAAGGTTTCACAATTCTGGCCCATAAGTGAACAAACACCAGAAGATCGTATTAATGCTGCTTCTCGTTTCATTATTTATGCAAGCTGTCTTATTTATCTCATTCGTCGTGACCCACGTATCTTCGTTTTGGGTGCGACAGTTATCTCTGTCATCTATGTTCTTTATAAGTCAAAAATGGTGAAAGAGACGCATGGATACACCGTTGAAGGTGAATCGGCGTGTCGGGTACCCACGAAGGATAATCCTATGGGTAATGTGCTCATTACCGATTTTACCGATGCCCCAAATCGATTGGAGGCGTGTTATTATCCAAGTGTAAAGCCGTTCGTGGATAGTTACACGAGTGGTGACATCCCCATGGATGGGGGGCGTTCTCGGTCACCCCTACCCAAATACATGCGGAATGGTGTGGATAGACAATTTGTGTCGAACCCAGTGACGACTCTCGCAGGTGATCAAACGGCTTTCGCGGAGTGGTTATACGGACCTAAGAATGGCCCGATGTGTAAGAGTGATACCAGATACTGCAACCCTAATAATCGTGGTGTACAACTCGAGGCGTTTGCAGGTCTTGGACCCGATGGGGATAAGCGCTCGGGGATGTTCGGGAGATAGATTAAAATTCTTATGTAATAATAAATGGCGTATCAGCTCCAGCCTGGTCTTTCCCGAGTTCAAAATAAGGGTGCCATCCCCGCAGTCAAAGCGACTGATGAAATTTTCGTGTACCCCCAGCCCAGTTCTCTCAACTGTGGTGAATGCCGCCCCAACACTATGTTATATGGGACTGCCCCATACATGGCGGGTAAGGGTTCCCCAGCCCAATACATCGACACGAGTGATCAACTCCGCCCCCAGACCACTTCCCGTTTCAATAAGCATCTCGTCCAAACCTACGAACGTAATCTCTTCCCATTGTCCAACATGGAATGTAAAGTTCCTCTTCGTACCATGAAATATGAACCCGCGAGTACTCGCGCCGAAGTTCAGAACGGTCTCTTTCAGCAAAGGTACGCTAATAAAAATGTCGGCAAGAAGTAAGAATGGCTGATCCTATTTCACTCATGGCCATTGCCGGTCTTGTATTTGCGGGGAGGAATTTGAGTACTAAGTCCGTTCCACCTCCTACCAAAGAGGTTGAAAAACCAGTAGCCAAAGCTCCTATAGAAATACAGAATAACAATTTCGAGATACCACTCGGTGTCCCACAGAAGAGGGAGATGGAGAACTTTGGTGACATCTCTATGCAACAGCGAAGTGGTGGTCAGGAAATCCTGAACATGCGAAACCGCATGTATGACCAAGGTAAAATGAACAACCTGTCTCCGGTCGAGAAACAACTTGTCGGTCCAGGTCTTGGTGTGAGCGCCGACACCCCCGCGGTTGGTGGCTATCAACAGATGTTTCGAGTGAACCCTGTCAATGCTGGTGCGTACAGGCTTACAACTCTTCCCGGGCGAACTGGTCCAGCGGGTGATATCACCGGTGGTCGCTCCGCTGTTGTTGGTGAACTCACCCACAACAAACCGGAGACGACCAGTTTCCTCCCAAATAGGCGTCCTACGATGGCTGGTCGGGCCCAAGGTATGTCTGGTGTTGTACCCCGTAACGAACACGAGAAGACTAAACGTACCACGAACCGTTCAGAAACTGGTCTCCGCACGGATGGTCTTGGGTTCAGCGGGGCTAAACGTTTCATCTCTGCCCAAACTGTATCACAGGACCCTACCCGTTTCAAGACGGATCGCAACGATGAACAGTACAATTACTACAACCAAGCGACTCCAGGTATCACTAACTTCCATGGTGGGTACACGAACAGTGCTGCTGCTCAGGTGACTGCGAAGACCAATGAGGAGCTCATGAAGTATGGTTTCCGCCCAGAAGATCGTCGTGGTAAGCCCAATCGTATGGGTAACGCGGGCCGCATGAATGTCCGTGAAAGTGCCCTCAAGCAAGGTGGTGCTCTCACTGCGGTCCGTTCGGATACGACCCGTATTGATGGTCGCATTGCCCCCGCGAATGGTGGTTGGACACAGCAGTACCAGCAGAAGTCATTCCATCAGTTCAACGCGTACAAGGGTAATGCCAACCCCAACACGTGTCATCTTGACATCGCTAAGCGTCAGCTCCAGAACAACCCCTTGGCGCATAGTCTCTACCAGTAAGTATTTTAGACAGTAGACAAAAACACTCATTAAAATAGTATCACTCTATTTTAATGAAGGTTCATAACCTCAGCATAGATAGTAGTCAACGCGGAATCAATGTGATTGCTTCAAACTCCTATTATGATACGGAAGGTACATATGTGATTGATGCCTATTCGAATACATACTCGAGCCCGAATAACTATGTCATCACATTAGAGAATCCAATTTATGATGTATCTACTATTAAATTGATTTCTGGACGAATTCCAACCCCCCAATTGACAACGTGTACCACCAATAAAACATTTAGTGTAGATGGAAATGTTTTTACACTAAATGAAACAAACTATTCGAATGGATATATTTTAGCTGAAGATCTTGAACTTATTCTCGCACCCCCAGATTCTAACGTCAGTTTGGTTGTATACGATGAAGACACGGATGCTTTGAATTTTTCAAATGTGGGTGATTCCAATGCCTTCACATTCGAGTTCTACACGGGGACCAATGGGTACCATTCTACTGCATCACAGCTTACAACACCTCACCAAGTCATGGGATTTAGTTCACATGATTTCAATTCGAATGTGAATGGTGAGATCTCATCTGGGATGATTAACCTGGATGGTCCCAATTCCCTAGTGCTCAAACTCACAGCCGGTTCTGATGCGTTTACTCAAGATGTGTATTCCTCGACACCCTTTTATACGGGTCACATACTTTTGGATGGGTCAGATTATGTAAACTTTAACGGTACTGATGACCCCGTCGTACATCATTTTCATTCGGGTCCTCAAAAATTTATTCAGGATATTCGTATTGAATTCTTCTATATGAGTCATGGTCGTCTCATTCCGTATGAATTTAGAAACCAAGATCATATACTGAAATTTGAAATTACATGTTCTATTGATAAACTAAAGGGACTTCCCAAAGTTCCGGTTGACGAAGAGATCAAAAAACCTATAAGCATTCCCGAAATACGAGAGAATGTTTATAGATGGAAAAAGGAATACATCTACATTGCTTTGATTGTTCTAGTTGGACTGATTCTGTTACTGTTTATGAAACGAAAACCACCTAGGTACCCCAGGAAAATTAGCGAGTGATCGCATAGACGGGCTGCGCGGGCTTCTTGACATTGCTGTTAATGCGGGAGATCAACAAGAAGACAATCACCGAGATGAGGGAGGTAGTGAGCGCGGTGAGCGCATACTGGGTACCACCGTTCTTGGGAACCTTCACAATTTGGGTGACAACCCAGCGGATGAAATCCATCCAGGACATGGCGGCGGCGAAAGAAAAGCCACCGACGATGGAGTTGAGTGTTTGGGTCTGGAGCTCCTGGGTGACGATATCGACGGTCTGGAGGGCGCTGGTAACGGCGGCGGACATTGTATATAGTACTATAGGAAAATTATTCGGGTAAGAGAACCTCCTTCTCGACAACCTTTTTAAATTTTTTCTTTTTTATTGTTTTCATTTTTGTGAACAATTGTTCATCATCTGACGAATCATCACTAGAGCTACTCCCCGACTCGTACATCTTAAATTTAGTTTCGGAGAACGACCATGCCTCTGGCTCAGAGATGCCCATTACTATTAATAGCATTTTTTAGCATGGCTTCTGTCGGGTTTTGGGGAATCCAAGATTCCCAACGGTCGTGTGCCTGATTCATGAGAATGAAACGTTCTTCCTGTCCCGAGTACCTTTCAAAGGGTGGGCAATCCTCTTCTGCCACCTCTTCGATGTCTTCGTCATCGGACTCCTCTTCATCATAAATTTCGGGAAATAAACTTCCTATATCCTGACCGACCGTATACATTGCACAATACTTCATCGCATATTCCATATCCTCTGAGAGTACAGTATCCCTCCCACACGCCTTGGAATATTCGGCTGCTAACAGCATACTTTTTTCCATGACCGGCATCAGTATACCAGTCATGGTATTCACATACTCTTCAACCATACCAGAGCCTCCATCACCGAAGCCAGTTTGCATGTTCATATTTAGTATTTAGTGTCAAAAAGAGTTTGACCAGTTCCCTCACGTACACGGAGAACGTTGTAACTCAGTGCGTACACTCGAATTTGTCGACTGAAATCTGGACAAGATGTGAGACTTAGGTTAATATTTTGATCTTTTACGAGACTGAAATTGACCTGTCCTGTGGGATACCATTCTTCGGGTTGAAGTGCAAAACTATAGGAATAGAATCGCCTGATGAGTTGAGACTTTGAGTGGTGAATCGCTGCCTGAACAGCCTTTAGAAAGAGGACATTTCCAGTTTGCTCGGTAATTATGTCCTGACCATCTAGGGTGAGTGTGAGGTAGTCCAAATTTTCATAAAGAATGAACTTTCCATCCTGAACATTCGAGGTGTTGTCGTAATCGAATATGGTTACGAAATTACCCTGAAGTGTTTTATCGACAGCATTCACGTTACTCCCTTGTCTCTGGA